CTCACGGATCCCTAATATCTTAAACGTGCTCCGCGGTGAGGACAGATGGTTCGGTATCCGGGCGGCGTGTGCCGGAGTCGAGATGTGGCTTGACACGCACTGCCCTGCCACTCATCTGTTCACCCGCGATGAGTACGCGGAATACATGAGGAGGAAAACAAATGGCAACTGATACAACTTTGAGCGGGGTAAAACTCGCGCTGCGTATAACGGTGAACGATTACGACAGCGAGCTGTTTGATCTGATACTGGCGGCGAAACAGGATCTCGGCGTTGCCGGCGTTGTCCTCCCCGCGGCTTTAGACTCGATCGTAAGACGTGCGATCATTACGTACTGCAAGATGCATTTCAGTTCACTGACACCCGCTGAGTATACGCATATCAAGGCGGCGTACGACGAGCAGAAGGCTCAGCTGGCTACCTGCACCGGCTACACAGTCTGGGGGTGAGGCAATGAGACGCAGCAGCGTTCTGACCCTCATCGCCGAGGATCCCGGCGACCACGGCGTGTTTGAACAGCACACCGAGACCAAAAGGACCGTTTTCTGCGACGTCTACTCCGTTTCGAGAGACGAATATTTCCGGGCTTTGAATAACAATATGCGTCCGAGCTACGTCTTCCGACTCGCTGACTACGCCGAATACAAAGGCGAAAAGGTGTGCGAGTTCGAGGGCGTGCGGTACGCGGTCGTACGCACGTATGAAGACAATGGAGCGATAGAACTGACCGTCGAGGAGGCCACTGTTGACAGGACGGCCATCCTCCCGGCGACGACAGAGGCGGTGACGACATAATGGATGAGATCATAAATATCCTGACTGCCCAGGGTTTCCGATGTGCCCATTATGGTTGGAGCCACGCACCGGCCGGTGATTACGTTGTGTGGGCTGAAGACGGCGCTAACGATCTCGGCGCTGACGACCACCATGTCGAACACGTTACCCAGGGAACGCTCGACCTCTTCACTCGTGACGACTCGGGAACGCCCAGAACGACCATCGAGGCCGCTCTGGACGGCAGATGTGCCTGGTATCTCAACTCGATACAGTTCGAGGACGATACCGGCTACATCCACTACGAATGGGTGTGGGAGCTGTAATGGCCAAGATTGAATTTCCCGGCTTTGACGAATACGCAAAACAGCTTAAAGCTCTTGGCAAAGACATAGAGGGCATTTGCAAATATGCCGTTTACGACGCAGCCGGCATGGTTGCCGATGCTGTTAAAGCTAATACGCCTGTCGATTCAGGCGACCTTCAGAACAGTATTGGATTGTCTCGTTTTCGCAATGATGACGGATATATCAACACAAAACTTGTGTTTGAAGGTTATGACAGCAAAGGCGTACCCAACGCGCTGAAAGCTCGTGCCCTTGAAAGCGGAACGTCAAAACGTCCAAAACATCCATTTATCCGTCCGGCTGTAAATCAGGTCAAAAACGCGGCTATTAATACCATACGAGTACAGCTGGACAAAAAACTTTATGAAATAACGAAAGGAAGTTAAGATATGGCTGGAATTGGCCTTTACGGCGTTTATTATTCCAAAGCTACCATCGCTGACGGCATCGTCACCAAGTATGCCGGTATTCAGCAGATGGGCAAGGCTATCTCCGCCTCGTTTGAGCAGACCGAGGGCGACAACAACCCCCTCTATGCCAATAACGCTATAGCGGAGAACAATGCGAGCAGCGGCTCCGGCGGTACCCTGACGCTCACTCTGGACAAGCTCACTCAGTCTGCTTTTGCGGACCTGTACGGCCTGACCTCCAAGACGAGCGCCGTTACCGTCGGCACGGAAGCGGTCTCCGGTACCGGCTTCGACATCGATGGCTCCGAGCAGGCCGCTCCCGTCGGTGTGGCGTTTATCAAGTGGCATCAGGAGAGCGACCAGCGCAACAAGCACGAAGTCGTTCTCTTCCGCAACGTCACTTTCAAAATGCCTAACATCGAAGGCCAGACGATGGGCGACACTATTGAGTGGCAGACTCCGGAGATCGAGGGCACGGTCGTCGGTGCCGACGGAACGAATCCGTGGTACATGACCCGCGTGTTCCCGACCCAGGCCGCCGCCGTTCAGTTTATTACGGACTATTTCGCTGCGCCTACTCCCTGACGAGAGTTGACGAGATAAGGAGGAACAAAAATGAAAATCTCTTATATCGAACTGTTGGATAAACAGTATCCCATGTGCTGGAGCCTCGCCGCATCTGAAAAGATAAGCGAGAAGTACGGCAGCATGGAAAATATGCAGAAGGCGATCGGAAGTAAAGACTTCGCAACAATGTCGAAAGCAATCGACTTTGTGCTTGGAACACTTATCGACGCTGGAAGAATCTATTGCCAGATGGCAAAGATAGAGTGTCCCGAGGCGCTCCCCTGCCGTCCGGCGGACCTTATCGACCTCTCAGATCCGACGGCCATGAACGCCATGCTTGAGGCAATGACCAAAGGTAACGAGCGGGATGTGGAGGTTGCATCAAAAAACGGGAAAACCACGCAGGGCAAATAAGCTCTGCGTGGATGTTCTACATGGGACACCTCGCCGGCCTCACACGGGATGAGGTGTCCCACCTCCCGATGGGAGATGTGCTCGACCAGATCGCCTGTCATCAGATATTCCACGGTGCGAAGGAACGCAAAGCCAAGGGCGACCTGTTTGAACAAATGCAACAGTTAGGAAGTGGATAAATGGCTGTTGATATTGGCCCGAAAATAGGCATTGACGGTGAAGCGCAATTTAGAAAACAGCTTCAGGACGTTAATCAATCTTTAAAAACGCTTCAGTCTGAGATGAAGCTCGTTACTGCCGAGTTTGACAGAAACGCAGACAGTGAAGAAGCTCTGGCATCAAAGAACGACGTACTTGACAGGACAGTTTCGTCTTTAAACGACAAACTCAAACTGCAACAGCAAGCGCTTAAAGAATGTGCTGACAAGTACGGTGAAGCGGATTCCAGGACAATGAAGTGGCAGCAAGCCGTTAATGAAACTCAAACGGCTCTGACTGACGCTGAAAATAAAATCAAAGATAACGAAGAGGCTATGGAAGGCCTCGGCGACGAATCCGAAGAGACGGGCAAAGAGCTCAAGAAGGCCGGTGATGAGGGCAAGAGCTTTGGCGATAAGTTAAAGACTGCTTGCGGTATTGCAGCCGCCGCTATCGGCGCTGCCTCCGCTGCTGCCGGAGCCCTAGCAAAAGAAGTCATTGGATCCTTTGGAGAATTGGAGCAGAACCTCGGCGGTTCCGAAGCGGTCTTTGGCCAGTATGCCGAAACGATTCAAAAAGAGGGCGAACAGGCCTACAAGAACCTCGGTATCTCCCAGAGCGAATACCTGGCGACGGCCAACAAAGTTGGTGCTCTGTTCCAGGGCACAGGCGTTGAACAGGAGCGCTCTCTAGAGCTGACGACTCAGGCTATGCAGCGTGCGGCTGATATGGCTTCCGTTATGGGTATCGACACGTCCGCGGCTCTTGACGCCATCACCGGCGCGGCCAAGGGTAACTATACCATGATGGACAACCTCGGCGTCGCAATGAACAACACGGCGCTGGCTGCCTACGCTGAACAAAAAGGCTTCGATAAGCTGTTCAGCGAAATGGATAACGCCGAAAAAGCCGAAGTTGCCATGCAGTATTTCTTCGAGAATACGGAACAGTACGCGGGCAACTTTGCCCGTGAGGCGGCAGAGACTGTCTCCGGCAGTATCGGTCTGTTCACGGCCGCGAAGGATTCACTCATTGCTGGGCTCGGCAATGCCGACGCAGACGTTGCACAACTGGCGAGAAATCTCGTCAACGCCGGCGTAGATGTTTTCAAGAACGTCGAGCCGGTTCTCCAGAATATTACGACTGCATTGCCTCAGGTCATTACGATGCTCCTGGCGGCGATACAGTCGATGCTGCCTCAGCTTCTCAATGCAGGTGTACAGCTGATTCAGGCGGTCATGAACGGCATTATACAGGCGCTGCCCACGATCATAACCATCGCCGTGGCGATCATTACCAAGCTCACCGAAGGCCTTATTGCCAGTCTGCCGGAGCTTCTTAAAGGCGCCATGAAGATAATCGACACGCTGTGCCAGCAGCTCACCGGACTGTTGCCGGAGCTGGTACCCGTGGCAATCGATGTGATCCTGAAGCTGGTTGATACGCTCATCGATAACGTAGACCAGCTTGTAGACGCCTCCATCGAAATAATCTTTGCACTTGCCGACGGCTTGATTGCGGCGCTTCCAACCCTTCTTGAACAGGCTCCGGTCATCATTCAGAAACTAGTCGACGCGATTGTTAAAAACGCGCCCAAGCTCATTGAGAGCGGTCTTGAGCTGATTGTTAAGCTCGTCAACGGCATTATCGACAATCTGCCGATGATAGGCGAAGCGACGATGGATATCATCGAGACGATTCTTAAAGGCCTGGCTGATTCGTTCGTCTCCTTTGTGGAAATGGGCGGCAACCTAGTCAAGGGCCTTATCGAAGGCTTCAACGAATGGTTTGACTGGGCGTGGGGCAAAATCAAGCAGTGGTTCAACAATGTCCTTGACCGCGTAAAAGACTGGCTCGGTATTCATTCTCCGTCCACAGTTTTCGCTGAAATCGGTAAATACATGGCCGAAGGTATCGGCGTCGGCTGGGAGGAGGGCGCAAAGCCTGTCTTCACTAAAGTCGTCAACGATATCAAAGAGGCTTATAACAAGGCGTTCGATACTGCAAAAAGCACAATAAACAGCAATATAAAGCTGTTCGACGACTTCGCGGTATCAATCTCCGAAGACACCGACACGGCGGAGAAGATGCTCAAACGCTGGTCGGAGCAGACCAAGAACCTTACCAAGTACACGACGAACCTGAAACGAGCTGCGGAGTACGGCCTCGACCAGGGCCTTATCCAGTCCCTTTCCGACGGCTCTGCTGAATCTGCCGGTTATCTTTCGACGATCATCAATAAGATTGAAGACTTCGGTTACGGCAGTAAAAAGGCAGCCGAGTTCGTCGAGGAGTTTAACAACAGCTTTAAGGCGACCGAGAGAGCAAAAGACAACTTTGCAACGACCGTCGCCTCTATGAAGGAAGAAGTGGGTTACGAGCTCACGAAAATGCCGGAAGAATGGCTGACGGCCGGCGAAGATATGGTTACCAGCATGATCGAGGGGCTCGACATGGAGAGCTCGAACCTTTACGACAAGGTCGTCGAGCTCGTCAAGACGTCGCTGTATAAGGCGAGAGAGGCGTTAGGTACATTGCTTCCGACGTCTTCAGCAAACGCCGGCGTTGTATCGTCCATGCAGGGCACGGGCGTTCGATCCGCGATAGCTGACTCAGTGAACGCCGTCGGTGCTCTTGTTGGCAGTGGTAATACCGGCGACCTGAATATCGTCATCCAGGCAAACGGCCGTGAGTTCTACCGGGCGACTCTTGACGACTTCAGGCTCGTTCAGGCGCAGAACCCCGTCATACTTAACGACTTTTAAAGGAGGTTGTCATGGTACAGCTTGTAATTAACGGCACAACTTACCCGGAAACCTCCGGAGATAAATACCAGGTATGGATTGAAGACCTCGGGCAGATGCTCAGGATGGCCGGCGGAAACTTGGTGTTCGAGAAACGCGGCCAGGTCTACAGAATTGCCTACGCTTACGACTACTTTACGCCGTTTCTCCTGAACAAATGCCTCACGGATCTTCGGGCCGGCAACGAGATACAGGTGGGATTCCTTCTCCCGGACGGTTCCTCGGGCTCCGGCTTGTTCAGGTGTACGAAGTTTCCTTCGCCGACATTCGCGTTTTCCAAAGGCTTCGGCGAGGACACAAAAGGCTACTGGCATGGCATCAGCTTTGAACTGGAAGGGGTTGAAGTGATTGCTGACAACAACGGAGAACTATAAATCCGCGATAAATGCCCCGACCAGAAAAATCGTCCCGAAAGCGGTCATCGACCTCTCTGACCCTGACCTTGTCGTTTCGGCTGTCACGGGCGACTATGAATCATCGTATTCGTTCCCGACCCAGCTGAGCGACAGAGACTCAGGCTATTCGGGTGGTATATACGCGACGCTGGAGTTCAACCGATGGCTGCTGGACGGTTCACAGAGCATCATGCCGGACACGCCCTCTACCCGTTCCGGTGAACAGGGCGTTATCGGCGATACGCTGTCCGACTCCGATTGCCTGAACGGCACGACTTTAGTCGAGACCATCGCCGGAGTCGACACGTTACAGGTCGTAACGGTTTCGGCTACCGGGCTTGCGGTGGACGGCTATCCGACACAGTTGACCCTCAACATCTACTCCAACGGAACACTGCTTTATTCCGACACCCAAGAACCGACAGGCTCGTTTTTCCTGTTTGAGGGGTTTACAGTTATTCAGCCGACAGACCTTGAACTGGTAGTTGATAAATGGTCGCTCCCCTCAAGGAGATACAGGTTCGTTGAGTTCCTCGCCGGATTCGTGGAGGTTTGGGGCGGTGAAACGATATACGATATGAATGTCATCCGCAAGTCGGACTTCTCGAATCTGACTATGCCGTACTCGTCTGCCTCGCTGTCTATCGACAACACTTCCAAACGATTCGACCCGGCGAACAAACAGGGCGTATTTCAGAGTGTTACGGCTCGTCAGCCCGTGCCTCTTTACTTCGGGGTTCAGATCGGCGATTCCTACGAATATGTGCCTTGCGGAATCTACTATCAGCAGAACCTCGGCTGGCAGTTAAATAATGACGGCATGACGATTCGGTGGGACTTAATCGACATTATCGGTCTGCTGGTCGAACGCAAGTTTGAACTCATCGGAACACAGCCCACGACTTTAACTGGCTGGATAACGGAACTTGTAAACCAGTTAGGAACTACTTTCAGCGGTCACTACACGATAGACGGGGCTTTAGGAACGACTTCCCTTGTCTGCGACCCTAACGATATAGTCGATAT